ATGTGCTGTAATATCGCCCTGAGCTGCATCGAGTTCTCTAATGACTTCATTTTTAGCAGCCATAATCTCTTTGACTAGATCGAATAGTTTGTCTAGGACTCCGGGATTAGCATCGCTGTGTGCTTTAATCTTCGTGGCTTTGGCTGGAGTTTTTTGTAAGAAGTTAAAAAATGCTTCAGCACTGATATTGTCTAGTTGTTTGGCCTTGCTCTGTGAATTAACAAAAGTATAAATTTCACTTTGTAGATAACCCATGCCTGCTACTGGGGCTAGGAATTTATCAATGGCTGGTTGATTCTTAGCCATAGATTCTATTTTTCCTAGATTGTCTGCATTGACTGCCGGTTTATGGCTAACGTATGTTAGACCGAAAACTAATAGTTCTGGATTAGCATTAAGAGCTTTTACATCTTCAATGTCCTCTCCAGTCTTATCGCCAAAGAAATCTAAATGTTTATGCGCTGCCACAGCTATCTTTGCCTTGCCTACACGTTGTCCTATAGGACTTGTGGCTTTAACCTCATAAGTTGTTTGATTAGGGGTAAACATGATCTTACCATTGCCGCTATCGTAGGGCTTTCCCGGATGGAATAGGATATCACCGTAGATGTATCCACGGAAGTCTTTGGGAGTGCCTGCTTCGAAGATCGGCCACAAGCTAGCCATATCAGAAGCAAACTTTTCACGCCAGTCCTCGCCCTTGCCACGACTCATGATAAACTGTTTAAGTTCATCTGGGCTAGATGATTTACCTTCTTCACGACCCCAATTGTTCTTGCCTACCATTCGGAAAGTTCCGTCGTCATCTCTGCCCCAATACACCGTAGGATTACCGTCCCACTTGATTGATATTTTGCTTTCTGGTTTAGCTAGATCTTTAAGTATCTGTATAGCACGTTGAGCACCGTTTGGTTCTGTGAACACTAGGTCTTCAAGGTGGTTGAACTCACGGCCTACTTTCTTAGGAGCAGGAGCTTCGGCTTCATTTACACTTTCGTTTTTCTTACGACCAGCACAGTGAGCCTTCTGACTAAACCCTTTAGGGTTTGAACAGTTGATTGAGCGTTTGTATTTTGCGCTCCATTTTTCTGTTAAAAATTCAAATGCTCTCATGATACTATGTCAATGATCCTGCGCATCCAACTAGGGCTATTAGGAGTGTAATGTTCCAACGCTTCTTTCTTTGGTAGCTCGATGCCGCTACGTCCTAATGTTTCTTGTGCGGCAGCAATTAATTCTTCGTAGTTAGGTAATTTTTTAATATAGTTGATGATAGCTTCCACTGAGCGAATATCTTTAACAGTGGCTGATTGACCTAACAGTTGTTTTGAAATAACGTTCCAATCGTCGCCATTAGGAACTGGTTCATTGGTTTCTGGATCTACTAATCCGTGCTTAGGACTATATTTCATTCCTCTTGCTCTAGCGATGCTAGACAATAATATATGTCTATGTTCGCCTCTGTAAGGACTATCTGCGCCGCCACCCAACATACTGCCTTGTTGAAACTTGGGATTGGTGCTGAACATAAAATCTGTTTGAGCAAATCCGTTTGATGGATCACCATTGATTGGTGTTTTTAAATGAACATTGTCACCAGAAAGTTTTACACTATCTTTACCAAAGATACTGATTAATTTTTGTGCAAATTCTTTTTTATCTAATTCGTTAGCATCTACTGATAGATCCAAGTCGCCGCTGTCTACCTTACGGCCAGTTGTTCCTAACCATTTAATTGGAACACCTTCTTCGTCTTTGTCTGTGGTAAAGTCCACTCCGGTTTCTTTTTCCAGAAAAGCTATTGTGGTAGGGATTTCTTCACGCTTAATTCTGCGTGTTAGAGGTGTTTTGTCCGGGCCTTTGAATACATTGCCCCCTTCAAATAATTCAATCGTCATTGGTTTGATCTAGATGTTTATTAGTTCTGCGAGACTCTACGATTTTACGTATTCCTCTTGTAAATTTAGCAGGATCTTGACCGCGGATAGCATTGATAAATCTACGCTCTAGCTCATCTGCCTGTTCTGGAGAGTAGTTCTTATGGATGCTTTCTAATAGATTAATAGCTGAATTTATAATATTCGTAGCTCTGCTTTCAAACAGAGAGTCCTTGTTTCGGACTTCTGCTATTTCATTCAATTCTTGCAGTATTGATCTGGTTCGTAGTTTCATCGGAGTTTCCGTTTATATTATATTTAACTCAAAGCAATCATATTGTAAACTAAACTTATTTTGTTGTCAAATGCCCTTGTTTTGTGCGGTGCGCAACATCTCAGTATAAATACTAATACACACATCAGGAGACGGAAATGTTCAAAAAAGTTCTAAAAACCACATGGGATTTTCTCTGCGAAATTGGCAAGGCTAGATATGCAGCAGAATTGGCCCGCAATGGCAAATGGCGAGAAGCGCAGGAAGTTTGCCGAAAATAATATGTTTTACAATTTTAAAGAGGTTCCTTATGATACCTGGGGACCTTGGCGCAATCAGTGGGGCTACGTTACAACCGTAGCCCAGTTCGACGAAGACGATATAATGTTAAAAAGTATCACACCTTATAACAGAAAAATCGTTAGAAGATTCACAGACTGGGAAGACTGTCAGAAATTGATAGAATTGCTAGAACAGGATCGGAGATTTTGACTATGCTGACTCTTGATTTCTATCCCTCAGGGATATATAATAATACATACACAAACACACAAGGAGAAGTTATGTTTTCACCACATTTTTACATTGACTCATTTCAAAACACTAAGAAGATCGTTACGGATCAAGTGTTCAAAGATCCTGCACTAAACAAAGCAGCTCACGCATATATCGATGCACAAACACAATTCGCCAAGATGGCTGTGAACAACACTATCGACATGGCTAAATATTCTGTGGAATCAGTTAGTAAGTATCTGTTTCCTAAGAAGGATGTGACCGCCTAAAGGTCTAGACATACACACACAAGGAGAAAATTATGTCAATTACAAACGGACTAGAAATGAAAGCACCAGAAGTTAAGTTTAACAAGAACGGTTATGAAATCCGCACAGAAATTCTTGAAATGGCTAAGGATTTGGTTGGTCAAGAGTTTAATTACAAGTGGCAGGGTTGGGAAGTATCTGTGAAGCGCGACGACAAAACTGGACAAGTATTGTCTAAGGTAGATATGCCTGAGTTCCCAGGTTTAGATAAAGTATTAGAAACCGCCGAAAAGATGTATTCTTTTGTTAATCAAGGCGTGAAGAAGTAATATAGCTCGTAGAGCATTATTATAGAAAAGAGAAACCCCCTTTAAGGGGGTTTTTTCTTATCTAACTGTTGCTAACTTAAAAAATCTAAGTATGTTGATATACATCCATCCTATATCAAACTCATACCATTTCTGACTAAATCTAGCATTGGCACCATCTGCGTGATGATTGTTGTGCAATTCTTCCCCGCCAATCCACAATGCCCAGGGCCATAAATTGCGACTAGTGTCTTTGGTATCTGTATTACGATATCCCCACCAATGAGCTAATCCGTTTACTACTCCGGCGGCCCAGAACGGTATCCATATCATTTGGATACCCCACACTAACAGTCCTACAGGTCCAAAAAGAACAAGGTCTATGACCAACATCAATAGAATCCCTAAGCGACTATGTGCGGAGTAAATGTTACGCTCTAACCAATCATTAGGAGTTCCAACTCCTAGTTTTTCGACCATGGCTGTATCTTTGCTGGCTTCGTGATACAATAATGCGCCACCGAATAACACTTTCTTAATTCCATAAATTTGCGGACTGTGAGGATCAGAGTCAGTGTCGCTGGCCTGATGGTGCTTGCGATGTATTGCTACCCATTGTTTAGTAACCATACCTGTAGTCAACCATAACCAAAAACGCATTATATGATTAACTACCGGATGGAAAGCTACTGCTTTATGTGTCTGCGATCTGTGCAAATAGAGCGTGACACAAGCAATGGTAATTTGAACCATTACCAAGGTGTATATAAATTCAATCATTAATAATTCCCTGAGCTTAGAACTATCTTGCAAATATGTTCTAATCTCTCTATATGTTCAAAAGACCGCCATGGCGTTGAATCTATAGCCACGACCCCATGTCCTTTAATTCCAACTATATCATACTTAATCTCTCCAGTATTTGGATTTAAACCCAACTTTTCGTGACATTGATCGCCTAATTCTTGTGATATCGGCGGAACATCACCTACATTGGGTGCTACTCTAGTATAACGACTAAGTTCTGGAAAATCTTTGGCCAATTCACTTAGTTCGATTCCGGCATGCATGGCAGCAACGATATAGGTAGGATGGATATGAGTAACTACACGAACTTCATCTTGGTATATTTCACGTTGTAGACCAAAGTGCAGAGGCATTTCACCTGTGGGCTTCAATCCTATACTGATATCGCTGTAAGGCATTTCCTCCCAACTATACAACATTTCTGCTGTGCCTGCACCGCTATTGATACATTTGTTTATTTTAATCTTTTTAAACTGATCAGGTTGCATTGTCTGTTTGCGCACACCACTAGGAGTAACATAGAAATGATCTCTATCGTGATGACGAATAGAGATGTTGCCATCTCTACTCGTAATCCAATTGCGCTTATATGCTTCTACTAGAATATCGCAAATGGTTTCTAACATTAGTGAAATTGCTCCGCTTCTGTAGAACTCTTGTTGGCCACTGTGCTGGTAGCACCAACTGCTTCACTGATTAGATCAAAGTAACCAACGCCAACTTCACGTTGATGTTTAACGGTTGTGAAGCCACGAGCCTGGGCGGCAAATTCACGTTCCTGCATTTCACTGTAGCCAGCCATACCACGTTGTTTGTATGCTTCTGCTAATTCAAATGTTGCTAGGTTAACACTGTGGAATCCTGCTAGTGTAATGAATTGGAACTTATATCCTAATTCACCTAGCTCGCGCTGGAATGTTTCGCACTCGTCTACAGATAAAAACTTACGCCAATTAAAACTAGGGCTGCAATTATAAGCCAACATTTGGTCTGGAAACTCAGCATGTATAGCATCGGCGAATTTCTTAGCCTGTGCAATATCAGGTGTGCTAGTTTCGAACCATAGGAGATCAGCGTAAGGGGCATAAGCAAGACCTCGGCTAATACATGCATCAAGCCCATTTTTAAATTTGTAAAAACCTTCTTCAGTGCGTTCATCGATAATAAAATCCTTGTCTAACGGGTCATGGTTGCTGGTAATCAACGTTGCTGATTCTGCATCTGTTCTTGCTAGAATAACTGTATCAACACCTGCTACATCTGCGGCCAATCTCGCAGCCTGTAGGTTACGAATCGCTTGGCTAGTAGGAATTAGAACCTTACCGCCCAAGTGACCGCATTTCTTTTCACTTGATAATTGATCCTCAAAGTGAACTGCGGCTGCACCTGCTTCGATCATGGCCATCATCAATTCGTATGCGTTTAACGCACCACCAAAGCCTGCTTCAGCATCAGCAACGATTGGTAGGAAGTAATCTGTAGTTACATTACCTTCTGAGTATTCGATTTGATCAGCACGACGGAAAGCATTGTTGATCTGTTTAACGATTGTAGGAACAGAGTTTACTGGATATAAACTTTGATCAGGATATGTTTGACCTGCGGTGTTAGCGGCTGCGGCCACTTGCCAACCCGATAGGTAAATTGCTTTGAGTCCTGCTTTGGCATGTTGGACTGCTTGTTGTCCACTGTATGCGCCTAGCGTATTAACGTATGGTTCTGTAGCTAGAAGTTCACGTAGTTTGGTAGCACCACGTTTGGCTAAAGTGTGCTCAATTTGTAATGAGCCTTGTAACTTGCGGACTGTGTCTTGTGTGTAATTGCGTTTTTTCACGATATCTCCTTTGCTGTGATGCAGTATTTATGGGTCTTGTAGAGGACTTGACAAATTAATTAACTGAGTGTATAATAGCTGTATGAAAAATAAAATCATTTTAACAGACGCAGACGGAGTTCTGCTAGATTGGGAATACGCTTTCTCAGTTTGGATGGAACAACATGGTTTCCAAAAAACCGAGGATCACCAATTCAAATACGATATTGGCAAACGCTATGGTATTGAAAAAGAGCAGGCCAAAAAACTTATAAAGATGTTTAATGAATCGGCACATATGGGTTTCTTACCGCCCTTGCGTGATGCCATGTTCTATGTTAAACGGCTACACGAAGAACACGGTTATGTGTTTCATTGTATCACATCTATGAGTTCAGATGAGAATGCACAGGAACTACGCAAAATGAATCTGCGTAAGTTGTTTGGAGAAACTGCATTTACCAAATTTATCATACTAGAAACAGGTGCTGATAAAGACGAAGTATTGGACAAGTATCAAGACAAAGGCTATTGGTGGATTGAAGATAAAATTACCAATGCTGTAGCTGGTCAAGATCGAGGTCTAAAAAGTTTACTTATGGAACATGGACACAATATGGATTTTGAACATCCGGAAATTCCTAGAGTAAAGAACTGGAAAGAAATCTACGAGAGAATCGTAGGCTAAATATTTTCGGGGAGTAACCAACCTGTAGTTAGGGTTCTATATATCGTCAACACGGCGAAACAG